AAATGATGGAATTAGGTCAAATTCAATTTGAAGAATATCAAAAGATGACTGAACTATATTCAGTCGAGGAACTTACGAAAAAAGCTACAGAGATGTACTCGTTCGTTTCAAAGAAAGACTAATTAAAAGGGGATCTTCGGGTCCCCTTTTTTTATCTTGGACCAGCAAGGCCGTTTGTTAATCCAATTTCACGCATTACACCACCACCGCCTCCGCCGCCTCCTGAAACGTTAGTCATTGCAACTGATTTATTTCCTTCTGTAATGTTAAAAGATTGAGGTGCAATAGTAGTTGGTTGTATGGTTATAAGCTGGCCATAACCACTACCTGCTCCATCTTCTATGGTAGTAAGGTTAGGTCTTTCATTCTGACCTTGAACATAAGCTCTACCATTGCGATCAGTAAACATTAAATTTCCGGCTGAGTTTCTAACATAATTTCCTCTAAAATATGGACTATCAGATAATCTAACATCAGCGCCTGTATAATAATTTTGACCTAGGGATTGACTAGCAAAATTACCATCTAAAGCTTCGCGCATTCCGCCAGGACGACCACCTCCAGCGATATATTCTTGCTCTGCAGTAATTGCTGCTCTTTGGTCTTCTGGTAACATGTCAAAAGTATCACGAGCTTGTCTTTCTTTATCAGACATCCAGTCTTCGTAGGCCTGGTGTAATTCTTCTCCAATACCTTCCATAATTTCAACATGCCCTTCGTTATCAGGATTAAACGACTCATTGGTAACAGCAAAGAAAATTTCCGTTGCAACACTACCGATATCAATAGCAGTTCCTGAAACTGTAGGTAAAGGAATAGAAGCTACTTGTAGTGCGGCTGATGTGAAATCTCCTTTTGCAAAATTCCATATTGCGTATCCAAGCGATGCAACAGCTCCAACAATTGGAACACCCATAAGAATAACTTTACCAATTTTATTTCGAGCCATTCTAGCTATAAGGCCTCTTTTTTCAGCTAATATTAATTGCCCTGCATTTTTTCGAGCAGTGGATAACCCAGCGTCACCTTGTCTAGCACCTTGGTTTCTCAGGCCATTATATGCTGAAGGTGGTACCCGCGGTGATGTGTCTACATTAGGAAGTCCATCTTTTCCAAAACCAGCAGCTTGAAGCCTAGATTGTGCATCAACGTTACGAATATATTTACCGTTAGCGTCCATGTCTTGGTATCTAAAATTATCCGGTCCAATTTGAGTTACTCTTAAATTAGGAGCTGGAGCTACAGGTTTATCTGGAACAAAGTCAGCACCATCTGGTCTAAAGTTAGTTCTAAGGTTTGTATCTGAGGCTCTTAATCTCGCTCTCTCATCTGCGGTCATATTGTCTACTGGATTAGATCGGTTTGCTGGGTTGGTCGCGCCTGCTCTTGCTCTAACTTCTGCATCTAGGTCAGGATCTCCAGAAAATATTCTTCGTAAAACTTCTCCAGTAACACCACCTGCTAAAAGTCTTCTAAAGAATCCTCTTCGGCCGGGAGTGCCACCGCCGGGTCTATTACGATTCATAAGAGCCAAAGCTGTTCTCATAGTTAGGTTATATGCTTGAAGAGCACCAATAGACATTAAAACTGTTTTTGCTATGTCTAACCAACCAATATTAGTAATCGTCTCCAAGCTTGTTTTAAGACTTGCTAATGACTCTCCAATTCCATCTAAAGAAGCTTGAAGGTTGGAAAACGTTGTTGGTAAAGTTGAAAAATCAATTCCACCTAATCCTTTTGCCATTGATCCTAAGTTGGTTTCAAACGCTGTCCAGCCGCCATTTGTTTTTTCATCAACAAATCCTTTAAGAAGATTGTACCCTACAAACAATCCCGCAGCGCCTAGAGCAAAGTTCTTTAAAGAAAATCCCGATGCAATAGAATCTGCTATATTATCAATTTTTTTATCAGTTTCTGCTTTAGCTGCGGCATCATTGGCTTTTGATTCAGGTTCTAATGTAGGTTTTTGTGCCTGTCCTCCAAGTTCATCAAACTGTTCACTAGTTCTTCCTCTTTCAACCGCTTCTTGTTGCAGGCCGAGCTGGGCTTGCATCATTTCTGTTTGCATTTTAATATTGCTATTAATAGAAGTAAACAATCCATCAAATTTTTCTAATTTGATGTTCATAGACTTAATAGAATTAGTCCCAGTATTTCTAATGAGATCACCTTCTGATTTTAAGCGCTCTATAATCGCTTTTGTTTCTTCTGATAATGAAGCCATTTACTTGTTCTCGCTTTGTTTTTCTAAATAATCGCTCAACATACTAAAATATAAATCTCTTTCATAGGGTAACATATTTTCTATCTCAGTTATAGAATATTTATGGTGCTGTGCCATTGCAAATATAATCCTATAATAATCTTTCAAGGATATATGACACAGCGCTAGGAAAAAAAACTTCGAATTCCTTCTACCACAAATGTCTTATCATCACCTTTGTTATTTTTATAATGCATTTCATGTCTAAGCTTTGGCATTGTTTCAAAGAACCTTTGAATGCCTTTTACCACATCGCCTGAAACGTCTTCCATAAATTGGTTGACTTCGTTTTCTGTATAGTTTTTAAATTCAAATACCTCATCTGCAGAAGCAACTTTGTCTAAACAAGATATCATAATAAAATAGCTTGCCAATGGATCGTCAGCTGTAAAAGTTGTAATTTTAAGAAATTCGTCAATTGTTGGATATTTTAAATATAAAATGTAGTCGTCATTAATTTTTACTTCGTTAGTATGATCTTTGTCTGTAGTAAGCTGAACTTTATCAAGATCTAACTCAAGGGAAACTTTTTCTTCTGTATCAGGGTCTAAGATATTAAAAGTAATACCATTATCTACAGATCTAGATCTTAAAGCAAGTAGCAAATATTCTAAATCAAACATAGGTAATTTTGTCGCGTCAACTTCAAAACAACAATTTGATACAACTTGTTTAATAGCTGTAATTTGTTGTGACACATCATCAGACTCTGCTGCAACTAAAAGTATTTTTTCTTCTTTAACAGTAAAAGGTCTATATTTAATTGTTTCTTTGCTTGATGGTAAAATTAGTTCAAAAAGTGGTAAATCAATCTTAGGCAGCATAATTTATTTCTCCATTATCTAAAAAACTCTTCGGAGTTCATTAATTGTTTTATCCCATGTATTTGTTACACGAGTATATTTGTTAACTGCATCTGTAATTGAACGAGGAACTAAGTCTTGGCCAATAAACTGACCAATGGCTCCAACCTGATTAATTAAACCAAGTAAGCCGTTGCCTCTTCCAAATGGTGCGGTTGGTGATCCTATCTTTTCTCCCGAATATTCAATTCTGTCATATTGGAAACTGACTGGTAATACTGAATATTGGTCATTGTTTTCCCATGCTAAATCCACGTCACCAATTTGAATTGGGAATGCGTTATGTAATACAACTTCATAAAACGAACCTGATGTTTGGTAATTAGCTGAGTAATGTCTAATAGTAACTGTGCAAGCATATTCATCTTTATAGTTTATTTCAAACGGTAACATACCGTCTACTTCTCCAAATGGACCTGCAGCTGTACTATAGTTTACGATTTGTTGAGCCCATGAATGGAAAAATGATAACACTTGACTAGAAGAATCTAGCATAAAGATTGATTGAACAGGTTCTGATTGAAACCCAGTTGGCATCATTCTTCTCATTTGGCCTACTTGTTGGTTTTCAACGCTGTTAAATAACATGCCAGGAATGGTTGCGTTCTTACAAAAGAATAACATGTCTCTTTCGCTGGCCCTTGAGGTAGCTTTGGCACCAGTAATTTGAACTTGGAATAGAGAACCTTTTGCGGGTCCACCAAACCAATCCATTTGTGATTTAAATTCATTAATACTAAATGGCATTACATACCTCTTATGATTTTCCTGGAGTCGGCATAAACTTGGGTTGCTGTCGCACCGACGAATTTTTGTGTTGGTAAGAACAAAGCCACATCCCATTCAGTTGGATTAATATAAGCTGGTTTTGATCTCACCTGTGCGTTTAAATAATGTTTAATGCAAGGTTTAAAATGCTTAAATTTAGTAGTACTATTAAGTATCTTATAATTTGCTGTTAGTCTTGTTGTATCATTAAACGCTTTGTTGTTCATTACAGTATATAGTTCATCCATTAATTTTGCTCTAAATGGTGGAGGTAAATAATGTAAGTTAATTCCAAGAAAACCACCCTTTGCTTTATTTATAGGAAATATTAACGGAAATCGGTCATAATATGGTAATGTTTCTTTATGCTTTGGATCATAAGCAAACAAATACATATTACCTAATAAGAATCTAGTATCTTGTCGTCTGTTACTGTCTGTTCTTAGTTCACGTATTAACCTATCGGTTTGGTTTTTCTTTGGTAATGCTTTCGCCTGGTCTCTATACCATTGACGCGCATCCTGAGTACGCCCTGGAACTTGACCGGCCCTAATACCTTTAAGTAATATATCATCAAACATTTTAGCCATTTATTTAATTCCTAATTGGTCCTCTGTATATATGTCAAAATCCCAGCCACGTCCTGCACAAAATGCACGAGCTGCTTTCCACTTAGCTTCATTTACACCCCAAGTTTTAACCTCGTTTAAATACCTACGAGATATTCTTCCCTTATCCGTTTTCATTTTAGAACGATCCGGTGGTTTGGTTTGGTGCTTAGGTTTAATTTCTATCATCAGCGTTTTAGTTTCTCCACTAGGAATTTTTCTATTCACCACGACATCTGGAAAATACCTATGCCGTTTACCATCTACAGGCGAGTAATAAGGAACAATTACTTCTTCACTTTGCCACCAAACTACATCAGGGTGAGTATCTAAATACCTAAAGAATTTAAACTCCCACATAGACCTATAAATAATCTTAGTCGGGTCTCCTTTGTATTTTCGTGGATTTTTTGGTTTAAACCTCCCACTATAAGCCAAGTGACACCCCATAATTTGTTATAAATAGTCTTATAACCTATTTATAACCCAAAGGCAATGGTAAGCAAATGTTCGGTAGACAACGCACAACAAGACCTGAATACTTTAGATCAGAGGAATTATCTGCAAGCGGTTCAGGCATTTTAAGGTTTCCAGACCAACCTCAACCGCATACAATGTTACTTGTTTTTAAACGATACGCATATGAAGATTTTTCAAATGGAACGTTTAACAGATTACAAACAACAGGATCTCGTACAAGCTCTGTATCCTCTCGGCAATCTGGTATTTCTTTAAGAAGTACAAAAACTATTGAGCTGCCGTTTCCAAAACAATTAGTAGATACTACAGGGTTAATCGTTAACAATATGCAAAGAGATCCACTTATGGAATCTGCAGCTACCGCGCTTACTAATTTTGCTAAAGGTGGTAATTCTACTTTAAGCGATATTCCTGGATTACTTCAATCAGGCGGTGCTGACATTGCAAAGGCAATGGCTGCCGGCGGAAATAGCGCAGGCCTTGGAGCTGCAATTAACAGTGTTGCTCAAGGAATTGCACAAACTAGTACATATGATGCTGCAACTATTTCTCAATACTTATTAAGAAAAATGCCATTAGGAATTGGTGATGCCCTTGCTCCTAGTATTAACTTAGCTACAGGACAAACACTTAACCCAAGAGAAACACTCAATTTTGAAGGCGTTTCACTTAGGCAACACCAATTTGATTGGGATTTGTATCCAAGCAACCAAGATGATTCTGAAAGAATTAGAGAAATTGTCAACGCATTTAAAAGGTTTGCATTGCCGGTTACAGAAGACATTGGGTCGGGTGCTACATCTATTGCACGTGCATTTTTAAGATATCCACATATTTGTTCAGCCTATTTAATTGGTGTAAACAAAGACCACTTTATGCAATTCAAACCATCTATGATTCAAAACTTCACTGTAAACTACGCGGCTGGCGGTCAAGTTGCTATTATGAAAGGTGGTAAACCGCAGGGTGTTAGTATTTCTTTACAAATGCAAGAGATGCAAATCCAGACTGCTGAAGATTATGGCGCAGAAGGTGTATCACCGTCAGAGGCAACTGCCCTCGTTGATGTTAACCCAGCCAACACCATAACAGGTGGCGACCAAGCTACAAGTGGAGGAGCTGGATAATGAAGTATTTTGAAAACTTTCCAACAATTAATTACGAGGGATATAATGTTAAAGACATTACTCGTAGAAATAGTTTTACTTCAATATTTGCAGATAACCCATCTCTTTACTTACCATTTACTGTTAAGGAAGGAGAAAGGCCTGAGGATATAGCAAACTATTATTATGGATCTACTGACTACACTTGGTTAGTGTACATGGCAAACAACATTATAGATCCATATCTTCAATGGCCTATGGCAGAAGCAGACTTTAACAATTACCTCATCGAAAAGTATGGTGAGGAATCTGGACGAGTTGGAGACGAAGTAGTAGAATGGACAAGAGAAG